TAAAAAACTTTTCTCTACCAGTAAGTACTCTGTCGCCGTAAACAAATACTTGGTTATTGAAATCATCGGACTCGTGAGTATTAGCTCTCCAAACATTACCACTGTCTAAAACAATACTTTCTGTGATACTATTCTTAGGAGTGAAATGAAGGTCTTTATCAGGGTCGATATAACTGTAAGCGTCCACTTGAAGGGCTATTTCTTTAGCTCCATCGAATAAAGGATTATGATTAAAACTCTTTTGAACAACTGTAGAGAACTCGCTACCAACATTATTTAGTGTTACTCCTATATCAGCAACAGTATAAATAGTCTTTATAAGGCTTCCTGCTTCAATATCATTAAAAGACACTGGGTCGATAGTAGTATCCTGAGACAAAGAAGTGAATCCTTTACAAGAGATAATTAACTCTTCGTTAGTTCCCTTTTTAGCATTGTAATTAATAGTTGATATTGTACCGCCGAAAATCTTACTGCCTGCAGGCGCAACATCATCCAAGTAAATAAACACTTCATCACTAATACTAAAATCACTGGCGTGACGACCATAATGATTATCAAAACGAATAGTAGCGTTGCTAGTGCTATTGTTCTCATCACTAGCTTTAGAGACCTTAGAGCTTTTAACATCATTAAAAACACTACCCCCTATCTCGTACTTATCGTAATAAACCATTTTTTTGTTTTATGTTCTTACTTTGTTATCGAGTTCTTCAGATAAACTCCTGCTTATCTCGTCCTCGTCAACACCAGAGACACTTTCTATGTTAACAATAGTGCCTCCCCTGTTAGATGTGCTAAGAGGAGTTGTGAAACCGAAAGACCTACTAAGCCTGCTTATCTGATCGGCGAAACCAAGAATACGCTCATACCTAGCTTCTATTTCCGTCAATACAATGTTCTGATCTTTAAGACTTTGCACCTCCTCATTCATAGTAGAAAGTGTTAAGTCGTGAGTTTCTTTCAATTCTAACAAGTCATCGAACTGAGTGCCTATCTCTTCAATCAAAGCTTTACTCGTTTTAACCTCTTCCTCTCCGAACTCAGCAATCTTCTGACGGGACTGTTCCTTAAGTTTCAATATTTCTAAATCAGTCTGAGCAAGATCGTTACTAAGTCTCATAGTTTCTAACTCACTACGAGCAGTTCGTAATTTTCTCTCTGCGAAAAAAAGTGCTACGTCATCACCGCTAGCTCTAGCGCCTTTAACATCAGCTTGTGCTTTGCTTATCTCTTGCTGTTTCTCTAACTCTGCAATTCTCCGGTCTCCACTATCACTAAGAGTAAGACCTGTCAAACGACTTTTCAGACCAGTAAGCTCGTCATTAACGCTTCTTATCTCGTTAGCAACCTGGAAGAACTCTCCACCTAAAGCCCTTATTCTATTGCCTGACTCTTCATCCAGAAGAACATCACCCATCTGAATATTAACGCTTTGTAATGCTCTACCAAATTCGTTCATAGCACCAGTCACTGTTCCACCAATACTCATACCAAAATCATCACTCCTGGCTTTCAACTGTTCGAAAGTAGAGAGCTGATCTTGTTGTAGGGCGTTTATAGCGAAAGTAATACCTATACTCTCTTCTAGAATAGCGTTAGTAACCGCTTGATTCTTCTCGAAATCAGTGAGTTGCTCAACGCTTTCACCAAAAGTGTCAGCGTAACTAGCGTAAGCCTTATCGAGGTCCAATATTATACCGAGGTTATCAAGTATCAAACGAGACTGTCGACCTATACCTACACTTATATCTTGGAAGGCTTGAGTCGTTGTTATACCCATTACTTTCGCACGGGCAGCGGCAACCTCCATTAGTTCAGGAAGCTGACTCTCCGATATACCAAGAGCTAGAGCCTTGTTAGCAGTAGCAACGAGGTCAAGACTAGAAACAGTACTATTACTAGCTTTACGCAAATCATTAATAAGAGTATCAGCCAATCCTTCCGTCTGTATCTCAAGAGAAGCCATAGCCCTCTCGAACTTAAGACTAGCTTTAACACCTTCGAAAACAAACTCTTTAATACTAGACAAAGCCCTATCAAGAAGTTGAGCGAAACCAAAACCAAGAGCAGTCTCGGCTACTCTCTTAAAGTTAACCATGCTCTTGCTACTCTTATCATCGAATTTGCTAACAGCTTTAGTTCCTTTCTTAAGGTTTTTTTCTAAATCCTTAACGTCTGCTTTTATACGGACTAGTAATTCAGCGGCGCTTACCACGTTTCTTCATCTCCCTGTTTTGTTTTCTGATCTCTCTGTTGTGAGCTTGTAATAATTCTTGAACTTCATTATCACTCATGAGGTCTACTTCCCAAGGCTTTAAGTGACAAACAGTAGCCGCCCAGTACTTAGTATCCCATTCATATAAACGAAGCTTCTCTAACTCGAAAAATTTGTTTCACCAGGAGCGCCTTTTTCATCCGGCTTCTTAGGGAAGTTCAAACCACTCATGGCTTTCCTTAATAGTTCTGCGTCCTCATGACCAACTGTATCAAGTTTTTTATAGTCTTCTTCTGATAAGCAAGCTTCGTAAAAGTCTATCGTGGTAATGTCTTCTTGCTTAGCAAGTAATAGTCTTTGTTTGAAACTTATTTCGTTGACGGTTATTTCACTTCCGTCCTTTAACTTTACTGATTCTTTCTTCAACACTTTTAAACCCTCCGTTTAAAAACAAAACTATAGTAATAAAAACACAAATACCACTAGCATAAGGAAGTTTCAGCAATAAGAATATTATCGCCACCCCGAAAAAAACCCATGCTGTTAGTCGCCAATCATCCATTCTTTTTTACCAAGGATTATACAATGCTGTAGTATCTGTTGCTATAGCGCTGCAGTTAGTTGGTTGAATAGTGACTGTTGTTTGGTTAGGACCAGAGATTTCTGTAGGATCATCCATGTCAGTAATACGGCATCCACTCATACTTATGAACAAGGTCCTGCTTCCAGCACCAGCAGACACGTCTGTAACTTCATACATAGCGTTGAAAATACTACCTGCTTTATACAAGTCGCTGTAAAAAGTTTTTGCTCTAGCGCTAGTCTTATCCATACTTATAGTGAAGTCGTAAACTCGGTCTCCTAATATCGGTGTTGCTATTACTCTGCTACCGTTCTGATAGTGAGGTCCTGTTATACCGTTATCAATACTCCACGCACTGTCGGTAACTTCGTCAATGACTGTTCCGCTTGGAATGTGTGTTTTAACATCTCGCCATAAGAATCCTCTTTTAGTGTCTTCTGCTACTGCTGATTTTGCTCCGCTAGAGAAAACAATGTCTTGTGCTATCATTCCTGCTTCGCAAGTAACTAAGGGGTCTCCTTCTGCTGCTCCTATGCTGAAAGTGTTTACTACATTTCCTTTCACTGTTCTTATGAAGTTTTCTTCGTCACAGCTCACGTTAGCGTCTTCGATAGTAAGGCTTACTGGAGGACAAAGAGTGCCGCTAGTAAATGCGTTTCCGGTGTTACCGTTAGCCTCGCTCATAGTGTGAGTGTACGGTCCTGCTCCTGCGTCAACGTTACTTCCAAGAGCGAGAGCTAGTAGCTTCCATTCTTGAGGGTAATAAGTTAATGCGCTAGTATAATCTAGAGGTCCGTCTTCTTGTTTTTGGATGTTCCTGTCGCCGCCACCTACGTATCTTATTGCTTGGACGTTCTCTTCTTCGTCTATATTGTGACTCTGTACTTGTCCTAGCCAAAAGGCTGTTCCGCTTGTTACTGCATACGTTCCGCTTTCGTAAAAGCCGCTTACTTGATTGGAATCGTTTAAATATCTACCCATTCTTTATTTCACCTTTGTTTATTTTTTTTAGCAAGTTGCTCCTAACACGAAAACATAATCCATAGGAATAACCATACTTTTAATAGCTTCTTCCCCAGGCTCGTCAACAGGAAAACTATTTCCTAAATTTACATCATGGAGGTTAGCTGGAATAGTACCGTCAGCATCGAACTGAGTGCTTGTTAGAGCGTTGATTACCTGTTCTGTCATCTCGCTTTTTTGTGATTCGTTCTTAGCCCAAACTCTTATCTCAAGAGGAATACTAATAAGGTATTGTGTGCTTGACATACCCATTTTCTGCCTGCTTGCCGGACCATTGTGTTTGATTGTGATTATAGGATAAGTAACTTTCCTTGAAGGATAGCTTGTCATGATGTAAGCTTCTCCAGAAGGTCTTTTAGCGCTTATAGGATCGGTTAGTTCTCTTCGTAGTATATCTCTCACTAAGATTATAGAATCAGACATGAATGTAGCAGTGTTTACTTCGGTAACCGTCATAATATATGCGCCTCGTTTGGCAAGATATTAACTCCTCGTTTGGAATTAACAATAATATCTTTATTTGCGTTGTTTATAAAAACTGTTTCTAATTACGTAATCACTTCTCTGCTTTCTTCAAACCACTACTTAACTTACCGATAATAACATTCTCTTTCCTCGATAAACTATTAGCGAAATGCCTTCTAGGACGAATACGACTAGTGCCTAACTCCATGAACAAAGATTGTTTAACAGTAGAGAACACAGTAGCAGACTCCTTATCAGCCTCGCTCTGAACATTACCCATGAACTGACCAGTATCAACACTAGTAGGTTCGCTTCGTCTACCTGCAATACTCTGCTTAATCTCAGCCTCCAATAAAAGAGCAACATCATCAAGAGCTATACTAACCTCTCGACCACTACGAAGATTATACTTACTGAACATTTTAGCGGCTTTATCACCGCCAACAATAGTAAAACTGACGGGCTTAGCCAATTTTACTCACCCGACAAACTACCACCAGGAAGAAAACGAAGCGATAACTTATTATAAATATTTACTCCGGCAACAGGCCAAGTGTTAGCACCACCAGGAAGAAGAGAGTGCTCGTTAACAGTACCGCTACCAATATTAACCTTGAAAGGGATGTTCTCATCAAAAGTTAAACTACCAGTAACGAATAAGAAAGTATCTGCCATCTGGTCACGGCCACGCTCTTGTTTCACTCCAACACTACTACTATCTATACCTCGCTTGTTAACGGGCTGTGGCATCCCAGGAAGCCATAAGTCAGTACCAGACTGTACTAAGTTCATGTTATCATCGAAGCTACTACCAGCGCCTGCAAGAGCCTGAGAGAAGAACCTGAATCGAACCATTTCACCATGCTCACTAACAGCATCATCAAAATCATTCTTTAAATCATTAGAACTACTCATTTTATAGTAGGCTTAAGAGTATTAGAAACAGTATTAACGATTTTTGGCTTGTCTTCACTCCATTCAGGAAGCTTCAACAACTCATCAACCATAGAATCATTAACCTCATAAAAACCTTTCTCCTTATGCTTACCATTATAATAAATTTTTATCATCCTATAACCCTCCGGAATCGCGATCCTTTACCAAGCCTTTTAAGTTTAATATCAGCCTGACTAGAATAATGTTTCTGAGCGACAGTCAAGTTACTACCCTGACCTTTCTTAATAGTGAAATCACCAATCTTAGTCTCAGTACTATCACTACCGAATAATTGCATTTCGCCGCAAGCATCCCTAGCAGTAGCAGCCACTAAATAACTATGATATTTTTCTGCGATACCAACGCTACCTATAGTATTACCAGTGTATTCTTCACCGTCTAATCGAGCGTCATTAGCGAGTCCTATGAGGTTACCACTAACAGTAGCATCCATGCCTTCAACACGATTATAAACAGCACTACCAACGCTACCAAGATTCCATAAAATTTTTCATACCCCCTAAAAACTTCGCTCTATGACTATCCACTTTACAGTGACAGTCTTCACATAACGTAATACCATTTTCAGTGTTAAATGCTTTATTTAAATCTTTGTGTATAGGTATTTTATGGTGAGCTTCAAGATAACCTCCTTGTACACCACATAATTGACAAGTATAATCATCTCGTTTAAAAACAGATGTTCTCCATTCTCTGTATTCTATACTATGTCTTATTTTTGAATTAGTTGATTGTAAACCACCTTTCCAGTTAGGATGATTTTCACCACTAATCTCAGGTCGTTTCTTGTTTAAATATAAATTTCTGAATATTTCTTTATAAGGTTCTTTTGCTTTTCTTAATTTTTCTTTTGTTTCTTCGCTATGATTCATACCAGCAAATGCCTTTGATTCAGAAGTAAAAGATCCTGAGTTTGGTTCTCTACCAGTTAACTTTTCACTCAGTAATTTCTTTGATTCTTTAGTGTGATGTTTACCCTTCATCCAAGAATCCTGTCCTTTTTTAAAGCTACCACTATTAGGTTTCATAACGCCTTTAGTTCCTTTGTTCCAAGGAATCTGTCCTGCAACTTTTCCTTTGTTCCAAGGAACTTGACCTTTCTTACCCATAGTTTAAACCTTAAACAATTATTTAGAAAGTTCTTTTAAGAGCTTTCGCTGAGACTGTAGTATAATATTTACTTCCTTAGTTACATCCAACTCAGTATATTTAATTCGTTTCACTTTTAATACCTCAAAAAAAATAGTTTAAAAAAAAATAAAAAAAATATTTAATTACGCGCCATAGACTGCAGAGTAATTGTAAGTCAAACCACTTGTACCTAAGAAAGTAAAACTACCAGCAGCAGCGCCAACAACACAACCTGGATGGGTTGCGGCAGCACCACTCTCGCCAATACTCAACTGAATCGTAGGAGCACCTGCAAAAGCAGTGTCAAAAGAGACAACTACAGCTACATTACTAGCTATACCAGTTCCTACTTGAACAAAACTTCCTTCAGATAATTCATCGGGTTTGCTTAGACCATCATTTAGAGAGTTAACCATTTCCTAACCCTCCTTATGTAGTCGTAATCTTACAAATAGCTTCAGCTCTCAACTGACGTGCTTTAACACGTTGAGTAATTGCGGCAGCACTCATGTCCTGGTTAGCAATCTCGAAACGCTCAACACTAAGACTTCTCTTCTCAGCGAGAACGTAAGCGTGCATCTTGTCAGTAATGTAAGAACTCGTTGTAGTCATACCAGCATTAGTACTCACCTTAATAACGTTCATACCGAAAAGTACTCCTCGGAAACCAGTTCTAAGCATATCAGCATCGCCGCTCTTATCAACTTCAGTGAAAGTATCTATGTTACGTAGATCGTTAAGCACTTCCATACCAATAAACAACGTTGTAGGGTCGTAATCTTCATCTTCAAGATATTGCATTCCTCTACTAATGTTAGTTATTGTTATAGCGCTTCCACCGCTAATAGTGTTAGTTGCGTTCTCAAGAGCGTCATTGATAATAAGACTGTTCTCGTTCTCAGCGAACCTTTTACCAGCAATAGCAATGTTTCTTTCTACCAATGGCCACTTAGCGTCTTCCTGCAGTTCTCTAGTGATACGAATACTCACTCCGTACTTATCAGGTTTAAGATTGAAAGTACTGTATTCAGTCTGATCCAACGGTATGTCAGCGCCTTCAGCAACTCTTCGAACACTCATACTATCTGGAGTCTCCAAGTCAACATCAATACTAGACCCTGGAATCATATCAGGACTGAAAAATATTGCCGCCTCATTACGAGGGATTAGCGCCTTGTCTGTTTCTTCTACTAGCTTGTCAGCTATCTTACGAGGAATAAGTAACTGACCTTCAGTACCTGTTCCCGTGCTTAAATATTCTTTAATATTAGTTAGTTCCATCTTAATCAAACCACACTATAGCGTGACCGCCACTAGCAGCACTCGTGAGTGCTCGTCCGATAGGATATTCAGTTTTAGCTACACTACCTGCGGTAACATTACTAACACTGTCAACGGCCTCTACACTGATTACAGGTAAACCTGCGGTAACAGTATTTTCTGCCGTGACTATTGCTGCAACGCCTCTTGCGAAAGCAACTGCTCCTCCACTCTCTGCGTTTTGTAGTGCGATACCGGCGAAGTTATTACCACTTGCACCCGTTGCGACTTTAATATCTGTAGCTGCGTAGCTGTTAGCACCGCTGCTAACAACGTTGTCTGCTCCACTTGCCATTAATAGCTGACCGCCACTAATAGCTTCCATTGCGAAACCAGTAACGAGTTTGGGAGTTCCAAAATCGAATAGTGGCACGTATCCTGCTGTATTTAATACCATTCTTTTACACCTCTAGTCCCGAACCAGGTTCTTTAGTTTAGTGTTTGACTTGTAATCAACGCTCATTCGAACGCCTCCAAGGTCACTAGATTCCAAAGTATAACCGTTTAATGATTCACTAGCTTTATCTTCTTCTTCTTCACCAGAGACTTCTCCTTTAGTGTCGTCCTTTTCAGGTTCTGCTTCAGGTTCTTCCTTTTCAGGTTCAGCTTCTGGTTCTGCTTCTTCTTTAATAAGAGCAGCCTTTCGTTCTTCTAACTTCTTGTTCTCTAAAGCAAGTACTTCTGCTTCTAGAACTTCTTTTTCTTCCATCAATTCCTTGATAGATTTCTTGGTTTCTTCTGCCAATTTATCGTCCTCCAATTTATCCGCTAACTTTTTATCCTCGTCTTTCTGTATTTTCATAGCTTCTGAGATTGCCATAGCGAAAGTGGCGTTCTCGTCTGCTCCAATGGCGACCAGGCTTAATTCTTTGAATGTTATTCCTCTCAGGATATAGTTTCCTGTAGGTTCTTTTTCTTCGTTCAGTTCTTCTTCGATTGCTTTTACTTGCGCTCCAACACTAACACTGTTTATTAATCCTAACTCTATTTTCTCTTGTATGGCCTTGTCGATCACTTGCGCTTTAAAAGGCACTTTGTTATCTTCGAATCTTGATTCTATTACTTTCCCTACTATGCTGTCTACACTGTTGGTATGATCTTTTAGAAGTGGAGTGTTTTTTAATGATTCAGCGCTTGGTTCTAGTTCTTCAGCGAGGAATACGTGACCGTTGCTCGTGGTTGTGACGTTGATTGCTGTTCCTTCGATAAAAAACTCGTTTCTGTTGTTCAGTCCTTTTTCTTGGATGTCTACGGAGAAGTTAATGTTTTTTATTAGTGTCATGATTTATATTACTGGGAAACTCTTTATTTAAAAACTACTTTAAATTACGTAATACAGTCGGGGTAATGAGCGCCCTTAACATACTCTATCACTACGTGGTTGTACTCGCACTCGAAACCATCACTGAAACCATTACTATAATGCCAAGTAGCATCATCACGGCAAGTTAGTTCTCGACACACTCTATCAAGACTTTCACGGCAAATAACACCGTGATTAGGATGGAAGAAAGTGAAGAATAGAACGAGCAAGACTGTGAGCAGACAAAGTGATAAACAGATTACTTCTATTTTCCTCATAACTATGAAAAAAAGAGTATCATATTGAATACTCCTACAATGCTAGTGACTGCGGCGGCTATCATTACCGGCCAGTTTTGCTTCCAGCTTCTTTTAACATTTGATTCGTTAACGATGTTATCCTGATAGGTTTTAAACTCTTCTTTCCGCACGTATTTCTCGTCCATCTTATCAATTTTTTCATCTATGAATGATCGTAATTCTTTGATTGAGTTGTTCACGCTTTTGAAGTCTTCACGGTTCTCTTTAGCGTGTTCTTTTAGATTACTTGACAAACTCTTCACTTGTATTGCTAGCTCCGCCACTGTTGTCTTTGTCATTAATCTTCACCTTTATAAAACTATATGTTTTTTATTAAAAACATTTACTGTATATACATTATGTTATTCTGTTGCCCATCCTTTTCCATTGATCGTAAGTCTGAGGGTTAATCCATAAGAACCCAACACCGTAAAAAACCTTTCCTTCACCGGTTGTTTTCAAAAATAATTGTGCTCCATTCCAACCCTGTAATCCACCAGCGAAAGCATGATTTATAAAACCATCAGGAGGAAGACAAGCAAGAATCTCCTCATTACCATCACTATCCTCATAACCTTGAACACCTGGCATTTAAATCCTCGTAACGTCATAGACGATGTTGAAACGGTCTCTTATAGGAGTGAAAATACTTCCTGTTCCACTAGCCTCAACATCGTAATAATAATTATTCACTAAACTACCTGTCTCTGTTGGCGTGAAAAAGAACTGTGCGCTACCAGCAGAGGCTACTGTCACGCTTCCCGTTACTGGTCCTATATCTGCGCTTCCTGTGCTATTTGGGTCTGCTCTCACGCTTAGTCTAAGATCGAATAGTTGTGTCGGGCTACCAAGATCAAGAGCGCTTCCCGTACTACCGTCTTTGATAGCAACGTCAAAGCTCGCCGTGTCACCCCTTTTTATCGTTATTTCATTTGTCATTATAATCCTCCTCTAAACTGTTTTCCAACTATCTCCAATATTTTGTTTTATTGCAGTGACATCTTTCCAG